CGACCAGTGCCCACTTAAAAAGCACTGGGAAGATGCGGGGTGCTGGAGCCCCGTCGAGTTTGAAACAAACCAAGGGGCGGACATCCTTGTCTTAGGGGAGGGACCGTCCAAGCTAGACGCAGAGCTTGGCCGCCCACTGACCGACAGCGCCGGAGCCACACTCTTAAAGCTATTTAAGAATGCAGGCTTAGACCGGCACTCCATATCATGGGGCCACGTTATCGGATGCCGTTGGCCCGGTGATGATCCTAAGACGTTCCTCGCGCAGGTGCGTCGCATGAACCGTAAGCGTAAGTCGAACGGGGAGGCACCGCTCCTGTCCCCAGTCGCAGCGTGCGCTGAACATTTGCGCGACCACCTCAAGGAATATAAGACGGTGGTCCCGCTTGGAAGTCACGCCGTTAAGGCTGTGATGCGCGGTAACGTATCGCTGGAGGCAGTGCGGGGCGGACCGACATTCGTGGGTAAGCAGAAGGTGCTCCCTACTTACGCGCCCCACGTAGTGGCTAAGCAGATGAAACTGCTTCCAGTCTTAGCTAGCGACATCGCGAAGGCGGTACGTCATTCGCGAGATGAACTTACTTGGGAAGAACCTAAGGTCGTGTTTACTCCAACGCCCAAGGAGTTGGCTGGGTTCTTTCTGCGTCTACTGGACGAGAAATCGTACCGCATTACGTACGACGTTGAGACCGACGGCATTGACGCGCTTAACGCTGACCTTCGGTGTATCGGTATCGGTACCGAGGACGAGGTACACATCGTGCCCTTCGTCAGCATCGACGGACTGGTGCGCTTCTACTCGGAAGAGGACGAGTATGAAGTTAAGCAGATTCTTCGTGACGTCTTCGTCGAGGAGCGCTTTCAGAAGGTGGGCCACAACGCCGGGTACTTTGACCGGATGGTAGTGGAGCAGCATCTGGGCGTCACGCCGTACCCGCTTCTAGATACTCTGATCTTACATAAGCTTGCGGCTTCCGAGTACCGGCACAGCCTTGGGTTTGTAGGCTCCGTTGAAACGGATGTCCCTGCATGGAAGGCAGACCATACCGGTGTTACGGCCCGGACGGATGAGGAGTTGTTTGAGTACTGTGCGACTGACGTTGCCGTCACCGCGCGTATCGTACAGCCCTTGGAGCGTCAGGCTCGCCAGAGGAAGCAGCGTCACCTGTACAAGACTGACGCTAAGCTTCAGGACATCTGCGTTGGTATGCGGCGCTTAGGTATGCGAGTGGACGAAGAGGCACGCCGACAGCATCAAGCACAGCAAGAAGAAGCAACTAACAAGTGGATCGAAGTAATACACAAACACCGTCCCGGAATGAATCCCAACTCTAACGCACAGGTTCGTGATCTGCTATTCGGACACTGGAACTTGCCGGTACAGGAACGTACCGCTAGCGGGGACGAATCCGTCGGAGCCGCCGTACTGCGCTCACTCTCGGCCAGTGCTTGGCTGGATGACGAGCAACGAGAATTCATAAACGCACTTCGTTTTTATCGCAGAAGCAAGAAACTTCTATCTACCTACCTACTTAAGTTGGCCCCGGACGCTGGTCTGGTAAAGGACGGCTATGTCTACCCGGACTACAATTCACACGGAACAGTTACCGGACGACTCAGTTCGAGTAACCCTAACTTCCAAAACATCCCGTACAAGCTACGTAATATCTTCATCCCTCCTCCGGGCTGTGTCTTCGTCGGTGCAGACTATGATCAGTTGGAACTCCGTTTTGCGTCCGCCTTGGCTGGGGCGACGCACTACCTTGACGCCTTTGAGAAGCGAGAGATCGATCCGCATAACCTTACCGGGGAGTTGATGTTTGGGGAGAAGTTCTGGCAACAGCAAGGGGCCCCGGAGACGAAGATGGGTAAGGGTACCGGGCAGTTCAAGCAGCTTAGGAATCTAGCTAAGACCATCTGCTTTGCGTCACTCTACGGTGCCGCCGCCCCTAAGGTGTTCGAGATCATCAGCCGTGGTGAGGACGAGGAGGGTAAGCTTCTGTATGCCCACTACAACCTACGTCAGATTCGCGCCTTGCATCGCAAGTGGAAGACGAAGGCCCCGGAGTTCAAGCGTTGGTGGAAGGACACACTACAGTCATGTCGTGTGAATCATTACGTAGAGGAGGTCGTCCTTGGGCGACGCCGTTACTTCGCTCAAGAGGACTACAACGCCATCCTTAACTTTGGCGTACAGGCTGGCGGCTTCGCCGTGGTGGGCCTGTCGATGATCGAACTGGTAGAGGAGCATCTACCTTTCGACTTTAAGAACAAGCTTGGTCTTGTCAATCAGCTTCATGACGCCGTGGTCTTTGCAGTCCCGGAGTCTCAAGCCGATGACGCAGCCAAGGTGATTACAGAAGTACTAACAAGGCGGGTGGATGGTCTACCCGTCACATTCACAGCAGAAGCAGAGATAGGAAACAACTGGAGGGAAGTATGAATACAGAGAGAGTTATCGGTGCGAAGATTATCAAGGTGAAGCAGCGTCGGCGTTGGAGCCGTCTTGCGGGGAGCGCCGTGTACGATGTCACGGAGATTGTGCTGGACAATGGGATGAAGATCGTCCCGTGGTCCGTGCCCTCTGACGGGCCCCCGATTATCGCCATGAGAAACGTACGCACATCAAGCAAGTTTGGTAGGAAGTACCTTGAAGAATGCAACATGGAAGGTGAAGTATGATTAAGAGTGTACGATCGAATCTAAAGGGAACAAGACCGCAGGACTTTCAATCCGCATACGTTTTACTCTTGGGTAAAAACGGTGCAGGTAAGAGCCGGCTGGCGCATGCAATCGAGTTGGCCCTGTGTGGTCAAGCCGTTGACATGGCCGGCAAGGACGTGAAGCTGAAGCGGCGGCTATCGCAGATGGTAGCAAGTAGC